TATGGCTTGGAACTTAGATAATACAACACCAACACCTACAATAGATGCAATGGTACAAAACGATCCAATAAAAAGAACAGAACTTCTCTATGCAGTTATAGCAAAAGTAAACTATTTAGCTACACAAGAGGGGGAGATGGTAGCTAAAAGGGATGCGATTAAGGCTTGTACTACTACTGAAGAATTAGAAGCTATTATTCTAGATGTTTAAATTGTTACAAATACCAAAAGATACTATGACCAATCTCTCTCAGAGAGTTGGCTATATGCCAAAGAAAAATTGTAATGGTTGTGGTAGTGGGTGGAATAAAAACCTAGTGCCTGATACTATCTTTTTTCTTAATATAACACCTATTTGTTGTCGTCATGATGATAGGTATGAGTTTGGTGGAACTGAAGATGATAAAGAGCTAGCAGATGAGGAGTTTTTTGATAACTTAATTCTTGCAGTTGAATCAGTAAATAGATGGTACTACCCTACTAAATGGGCTAGGAATAGATGTATGACTTACTATAGTTTTGTAAAAGATCATGGTGAGAGTGCATTCGATTTTAAATTAAAGGAGATATAAAAATGAAAAAATTAGTATTAGTTGTAATAAGTTTAGCAGTAATGTTTAGTGGGTGTACAGGTGTAGTGTCTGGACACACGTACACAAAAGATGATGTTAAAGTTATATATAAAGTAGTTAAAGAAGGTGTAGTTACATTTGTAAGTGAAGAGCAAATTAAAAAGCTTCATTTAGACACTACAGATAAATTTATAGTTGGTACTTATAAGCTTGTTGAGGGAAACGATGTAAAATTAGAATTAGAAAAAGATACCTTGAAATAGGTTGTAAATGGTGAATATTTTACTATCACACATTAGTGGTAGTAGAATATAAAATTTAGGTATTTTTAAAATAAATATAAAAAGTAATTTACTTTAAAAATATTTAGATATAATTGGGTTAATATATTTATAAAAATTAAACAAGGCGTATTATGGGAAGTAAAGAGGTTAAAGCAGATCTGGATAAACTGGCTAAGATTTTTCGTGAGTCAGAAGCTAAAGTACATGATCGAATTAACGAAGCAGATAAAGACCTATCGGAGAATAATACTAATATAAAATTAGTTGTTCAACAAGTGTCTGCATTTATGGAAATGTTTAAAACACATGGTAAAGAAGAGACAGAGACTTACAATAAAATAGAGGTTGCGATAATTGCAATGAGAGATGAAATTAAAAGTCTTGAGGACAAGTATGTGACTAAGAAAGAAATGAACGATGTTAAAGAAGATATAAAAGTTATGTCAGATGCTATTCGTAAAGGGTTTAAAATCTTTTGGATTGGTTCTGGGGTGTTCTTAACTATTGGTGTGTTAGGTAGTTTAGTTTTATGGATTATAAATCTTATAAGTCAATTAAATAGAATAGGTGGTTAATATGGCACAAATAGTAAAAAGTAAATATTTTAAAATAGAAGAATTAGTTTCTCCTGCTATAGTAAAATTAGCACATGAAGATGTCTTATGGGGTCTCCTGGATGATAAACTACTCCAAACTATAGACAAGCTTAAAGAAAAGTTTAATGATGGTTCTATGTCTATTAATAACTACTTATGGAGTGGTAATAGAAGTCAAAGTGGTCTAAGAACAAAAGATAGTAAGTATTACTCTGAACGATCTCAACATAGTGTCGGAAAAGCAATAGATTGTATTTTTTCCCGGTATAATGTAGATGATATTAGAAATTATATTCTAGATAACCCAGATGAATTTCCTTTTATTGGGGGAGTTGAGTTAGGTGTTTCTTGGCTACATATAGATGTAAGACCTAGACGAAATGGTAAAATACTTACTTTTACTCCATAGTATAAATTGTAATAAAGGAATAATATGACATCAGATGTTAACACAAGTGACTCACAAAAAAATAGTAGTAAATTACTACTACATGCAAAAGCTGATTATAAAGGTAGTGAGGTTGCAAAAAATGAGAATGATAATAAGATTGCTGCTTGGGAAGGAATAAGAGATTCTAAGCCCTATGGTACTGAAGTAGATCATAAAAGTAAGTATGTTAGTGATTTAACTAAAAATTTATTAGATTGGCAAATCCCTTCACTAATAGATCCATTTACTAGTTCTCAAGACCTTATTAATGCTAAACCTTACACACATAAAGATTACGCAATCTCAGAACAAGAAGAGACAGTACTAACATACCAGTTTATCCAAACACTAGATCATCAAAGTTTTATGACTGATTTAATGACTTACATAGCTGAAAAAGGTACAGCGTTTGTTAAGACTGGTTGGGACTTCCAGGAAGAAGAACGAGAGGTCCAAGAACCAATCTTAGTTACTCATCCTATAACAAATCAAGTTACACAGATAGGTACTAAACCAGTTACTAAAATGTTTACTACTGTAAATAGACCAACTAGAATTTTAATTGACCCTATAGACATTAGAGTTGACCCTACATGTAATGGTGACTTAAATAAAGCCTCATTTGTAATTCATGATTGGGAGACAGATTTAAGCACACTAAAAAAAGATGGTAGGTATAAAAATCTAGATAAGATACTAGATGAATTAGAACGAGATGAAACATACCAAAGTAGAGATACTACAGATGAAACATTTAAGTTTGAAGATGCATTAAGAAGAAAACTTATTGTTCATGAATATTGGGGAAATTATGATCTCAATGGTGATGGTATAGTAGAACCTATAGTTATTGCATGGGTTGGTGATGTAGTTATTAGAGAAGAAGAGAACCCATTACCAGGTCAAGAAATACCATTTGAAAAAGCAGTATATAAGAAAATACCTGGTGCAGTTTGGGGAGAACCTCTTGCAGCTAAAACTGGTAAGAAACAACAAATTGAATCTGTATTATATAGAGGTATTTTTGATGATATGAAATTAGCTAATAATGGACAAACTGGAACTAAAAAAGGTTTTACAGATGAAACTAATCTACGTAAGATGAAACAAGGTTTAGATTTTGAGTATAATACGTCTATGGCAGATGTGTATGAAGATTCATATAAAGGTCTTAACCCATCTGTGTTCCAAGTATTAGATAAAAATGAAAGTTCAGCAGAATCAGCAGTAGGTGTAAGTCAAATGAACCACGGTACAGGTGGAAACGCTTTAGGTTCATCAGCTGCAGCTGTTGGTGCTACTACTTCTTCAAGTGCTAAAAGAGAGATGCTTATAACTAGAGGTGTTGCACAAGATTGTATTATCCCAATACTAAAGAAATTTAGTAAGTACAATAGGGAGTTTTTATCACCAGAAGAAGTTGAAGCTATAACTGACAAACCCTTTGTAGAATCACAAAGAGCTAGTGAATTTAATATTAAAATTATACTTGAGAGCGCAGAAACTAGAGAATCTAAAGCACAGTCTACTGGTTTCGTGCTACAAACAATGGGACCTAATATGCCTCAAACAGCACAACAAACATTACTAAGTCGTTATATGAAATTAATTGGAGAACCTGATATTGCTTATAAGATTGAAAATCCTGAACCAGATCCAGCACAAGAGGCAACAATGAAACAAGCAGAAGAAATGCATCAATTAAATGTTGCTAAATTAAAAGCACAAATTTATAATGAACAAGCTAAAGGTGCAGAGAATGCAGTAGATGTAGAGCTTAAGAAAGCAAAAACAGCAGTTGAACAAGCTAAAGCAAGATTAGGTAATAGTGATAGTGACCTTAAAGATTTAGATTATCTTGAAAAAGAACAAGGTCTAAGTCATGAAAGAGAACTAGAAAAAATCAGTGTTCAAGGTCAAGTAAAAGACAATAATGCTAGTAAAAAAGCAGGAATATAATATGAGTCGAGAAATATTAGATTCACTTACTATTAGTAAAAAGAGATAACAGTCCTTAAAAAGACTGTTGTTATTGAATTGATAATAATTTAATATAAATATGGTATAATGATTTCAATAAAACGGTGCCACTAGGCTAACATATAGATATAATCTAATGACTAAGGTCAATAAAGTAGAGGAAAATATAATGAATATGACAACAGAACAAGGTGATAAAGCCTTATTGTTAAGAGACACAATTATCGAATTGTTTCAAGATCCAAAATACAAAATAGTATTTGAAGAAGGTTATTTTAAAGATGAAGCAATGAGATTACCTCTTGCATTAGTTGATAATGAAATGCAAGATGAGATTGAACAAAGAATTATTAGAGAAAAAATTGCAGGTATTGGTCACTTACATGTGTATTTAAACAGTGCTATTACTTTAGGTAATCAAGTACAATTTAGTTTAGAAGCAATGGAACGTGAAAAAGTTGATGCAGAAAATAATAAAGATGTTGAGTTTGATGAACTTTCTGGTGAACCTATATTAAAAGACGAAGAAGCTTAAGATGGAAAATCAATTTGATAATATGTCTGATGCTGAATTAGATGCAGCAATTGAAGCAAGTGAACCTACATTTGAGGGTGAAAGCGAATCTGGCCTGAGTGATAATAACTCTGTAAGCCCGGCAAGCGAAGAATCGGAAGAACAACCGGAAGAAGAAGAAGCAGGAACTGGTGTCGATCAGTCTGCAAATTCGGAAACGGACTCAGAAGAGGATTCAACTGGAGATGACCAAACTGATGATAATGGACCGGAAACTACAACTGAAACTGACGAGGTGGATGATGAAGACACAAAAGAAAATGAAGATAAGGGTACAACTACAGATGATAAACAATCAGATGGTATAACAAAATTCCAACCATTAAAAGCTAATGGTAAAGAGTATCCAATAGATAGTATAGATGAATTATATAAAATGGCAAGTGCTGGTGTAGGAGCTCAACAAAAGTTCCAAGCTATTGCAGGTCATAAAAGATCTATTATGGCAGCTGAGAAAGCTGGTGTTAATATTGATGAAGCTGTAAATTTTATGGCTAACTATAAAGAAAACCCTCAAAATGCTATTGCAAGGCTTTTGCAGGATAACAATATAGACTCATTAGATTTACCATCAGAAATATTAGAAGCTAAGGATTACTCTGTGAGTGATTTTGAAGTAAGTTATGATGAGGTTGTCGGTGAAATAGGTGATAGTCCTATATTTCCAAAAGTACAAGAACTACTTTTGACAGGTTGGGATGAACAAAGTCAACAAATATTTTTAAAAGATCCAAGTATGATTAGAAACCTCCATGAGGAAATGACTCCTATTGAAGGGACTGATAAAAGTATGTATGACTTAGTATCACCAATTGCAGAAAAAATGAAATTGTCGGGAGACGGTAGATCTGATTACGAAGTATATATGAGTGCAAGAGCAGCAAAAGTGCAAGAGATTGAACAGTTTGAAAAAACCAAGCTAGATGCAGAAGCTGCTCAAACACCTAAGGTTAAACCTAATACTAAAGAAAAAAAGAAAGCCGCTTCCTTAACAGGTGGTACTAAAGCTGGAGCAACAACTCTAGATTTTGGTGCTATGAGTGATGCAGAATTAGATGCATTCCTCGATAAAGCATAAATAAAAAGGTTAGAAAATGTCACAAGTATATGGAAATGGTAAAAGTACAGCAACTAATGGAGCAAACGTAAGGGTTGAGGCCCTTATTGAAAAAGGTATTAGAACAGCAAAAAAAGATATTATTTTTGAACAATTAGTTGATTCAAGAACACTACCATTAAATCATGGTAAAACGCTTAAAGTTCACAAGACTTTATATATCTTAGATGATGCCAACGTTACAGATCAAGGTCTGGATTCAACTGGTGTAAAACAAGATCCAAATGCAAATGGTAACTTATATGGTGGATCTAGATCTGTTGTTGATGTTACAAATGGTTTACCACTTCTTTCAGAAGGTGCTGGTAGAGTAAATAGAGTTGGTGTTACTAGAATTACTAAAGAAGGTACATTAACTAGAATGGGTGCATTCTTAGAATACACTGATGAAGTTGATAAATTTTCAGATGCTAAAATGGAATCTCAATATTATGAAAAAATGGGTGAACTAGCTGCTGAGTTATATGATGATTATTTACAAAAAGAGCTTTTAGGTTCTTGTGGTATTGAAGTATATGGTGGTATTGCTACTTCTCTATTAACAGTATCAGGTGTTGACGGTACAACTGTTTCAGGTAATGAAACTGCATTAGAGTATGAAACTATTCTAAATGTTGAAGATAGCTTAGAAGCTAACTATGCTAAAATGAATACATCTATTATTGATGGTTCAAGAAATGCAGGTACTGTACCAGTAAACGCTGCTTACTTTGCTTATTGTGGTAGAGATTCAGTTAGAACATTAAATGGTCTAAAAGATGATTTTGAACAAAAAGCATTTGTACCAGCTAGAATGTATGCAGCTGCAGGTAACTTAGCTAAAAATGAAGTTGGTGCTGTTCACTCAACTAGATTCATTCAAGCACAAAGAATGATGAGATATGACGGTTGTGGTGCTGTTGTTGGTGCATCTCCTTTAGAAGGATATAAATCAACTACTTTAACTGCTGCTCAAGCTACTGCTAGAGGTCAATCAGGTGCAGGAACTTATTACGATGGTCTTCCAATTATCTATGTAACTAAAGGTGCTTTTGCAACTGTTGGATTACAAGGTAACAAAAAGATTAATTTCTTAAGTAAAAAACCAGGTGTTGCTTCATATGAAGATCCACACGGATTACAAGGTATCTACTCGTTCAATTTCTTCGCAGGAAGTATTGCACTAGAGCCTGAAAAAATGGCTAGAATTGTACACGCTACAAAATACTAGTAAGGTGAAAGGGAGGGTTTAGTATCCTCTCTTTTTTATATTAATCATAAAAAGGAAATCAAATGTCTACAGACAATACAAAAAATGACAACAAAGTTGAAACTAAAGATGATAAACTATTTGCAGATCTAAAACAAAAAGCAAGTTTATTAGGTGTTACATTCAGCCCAAATATTGGATTTGACACATTAAAGTTAAAAGTTGACTTAAAACTAGAGGAATCTGGTCAAACAGTAGAAACATCTACATCCGTAGGACCTAATAAGGCTGTACTAAGTGCAGAAGAGATAGCAAAGAAACCAATGCTTGTGAAAGTTATGGATTTAGATCCATCACAGCAAAATGATCCAACGATCGTTACAAACATTGTAAATAAGTATTTTAAAATTGGTTGTATTACTCAAAAAACAATTGAACAAAAAGTCCCTGCGGCAGTAGTAGCAGCTATTCAAGCTAAAACTATGGTTCAATTTGTTGATGAAAAACATGCAATTACAAAAAGACCAACAGGAAATAAAGTAGCTAGAACTACAGCGAGATATAATGTTGTAGTACTCGACGAAAACCCAGAAGATTAAAAGGTACAACGATGTCAATAACTATCACAGACTTAGAAATTAGTGATTTAACAAGTAATGTAACAACAGATGAAAATTTTGTTGTTACAGGAGACGGTGTGTTTGATATCTTAATGGCAACAGCAAATCAACATATTAATGCTCAGTACAATGCTGAACGTATTACACAAAAAGATTATGCAACTGTATATTTAGGTGCATTCCAAAATACATTAACAGAAGCAGTTAGGTTTTTATTAGGTAAAGATATTGCAACATTACAAGCAGAAAAATTAGCTGCTGATATAACTATTACAGGTTTAGAAGGTGAGAGAATTGCTGAAGAAACTGATCTTTTACAAACACAAGATTCTGAGTTAAAATTAAATGGTGTAATAGATAGAGTTAATAAAGGCTTAGAAGGTATTGTTCTTACTAATGAAGGTGTATTAAAAGAGAATCAAGGAGAGTTAGTTGAAAAACAAGCAATCACTGAAGATAAAAAAGCTTTACTAGTAGCAAGACAAACTAAAGGTTTTGATGATGATGCGATACAAAAATTATTAAAACAAACTTTAGATAGTTGGTCTGTTGCTTATTCTGTCGCAAAAGATGCAAACTCAGTACCTGATACTATTAAAGTAGATTCTATTGATAGTGTTATGAAAGGTGCAATGGCAGGTTTAGGTTTAACAGTTAAATCAAACCCATTAGGTATTTCTTAAAATTTTAACATGACTATAAGAAGAATCATGATATAGTATATGATAAAAAATATAAAGGGATTATGATGAAACTTATAGAACATGAAATAGTGGATTTTATAAATAAAACAGTAAGGGAAGAACATGGTAATAGGATTACTATTGATAGCAAGTTAATTGACTGTGGTGTTGATAGTTTTGGTATTAGTATGGTTTTGCTAGCCTTAGATGAAAAGTACTCTAGATTTAGCTCTGAATGGCTTGAAAAGAATAGCATAGAAGACTTAACAATTAAAACAATCGTTGAAAGAGTTACCAATGACTCTAACTAAATATTTCTACAAACACGCAACACAAGATTGCAAAGATAGAATTGCGATTCCTGAACTAGATAGAAGTGCATATATGACTCCCCAATACATGGAAATGTTCAAAGAAGAATTAGATAGTATTAAGCTGAAAGGTAAAGTAGGGTTAGTGTACTCTAATGGAGCCTCTTTCCACCAATCAGAACATAGAGTATGTAAAAAAGACTATAGTAACTCTCTTGATAATGATTTACCTAGTCCTATGGCTATAAAAGGTTTAGTAGCCCATATGGCACATAAGTACACTAGTTTGTTTGCACAAAATGATGTACAGATCAATGATATGGAGATAGTTAGTAATACATGTGCAAGTAGTATGTATGGAATAATAAAAGCTAAAGAAATGTTAGATTCTGGGATGGATCATGTAATAGTAATAACAGAAGAAAAAACTAGTTTTGATACTGTACGAATATTTCATGAACATAGAATATCTGTAAGAGCCAGTGATGGTTTTGCTTGTGCTGTATTCTCTAAAGAAGGAGAAGGGTTTGAAGTAAGTCATTGTAAGAAATCCTATACATATAGTAATAATCCATTTCTAGTAACAGCAGAGGGATATAAAAAGGTGTATACTGCTTCAGATATGGTTAAAGGTCATGCAACAGGAACTGAAGTAAATGACAAAGCTGAGTACGAAGCCTTTGGACCTAATGTAATAGGTTATAAAGCTAAAATTGGTCATAGTCAAGGATCAAGTGGTTTATTAGAGTTATGTATGGTTGCAGATGATATAAAACTACAAGGTAAGGTATTATGTGTTGCTAGTGGGCTAGGAGGATTTTATGCTTCATGTGTCTTACACAAATAAACAAGGAGCTCAATACACTGTACACAAAATTGAAGACCTAAACCAAATAGACTTAGATATAGCTGAAGTTGAGGACAAGTTAATAGATACTTATCTACCTCTATACAAAAAGAATATGGTGACTTCATTAGAGCAAGGTTTAGCTTTTGCAATATTTAAAGAAGATAAACGAATTGGTTTTGTGTATATGTTAGTGAAAGACAATATGTATATAGGTGTAAGTATACATCTTGAAAAAGATGTAACAGGTATGTTAATCGGTTTAAGAACTATATTTGAAATATATGATGCACATAAGATAAAAGTTACACCACACCCAGGTGGTTTAAAATACTTTTTATCAATGGCTACAGGTTCAAGTATTAGGGCCTATCATACTCATGGTTCACCATTAACTATACTAAGAGAAGATATCTATGAGAAAGGTAAAAAAATGTTTAAATATTTAGGATTAACTGATGGGTAGTATAGGTAAGTCTCTTGTAGGAGGACTTAAAGTTCTTACAGGTGCGGCTTTAATATCACTTACTGGGGGGCTAGTCTTACTATCTGATGATTTTGAACATTTTATGTCGGATTCTATAGGGGAATCACTTCTTGTATTTGGTATTGAAGGAGAAGACCTAGTCAGTGTAAATGTACATGACCAATTACTGTTTGAAGAGTCTGAAGATATATCTAGTATGTTAACACAACTAGCGATTACTCATGCTAAAACAGATATTGGTATTATTACCTTACTTACACAAAGTTCTAATAATATTAGAGGTGCTTATAATAACTACTTTTATAATGGAGAAAACGAGTATTTACACGGACTACCAGAGACAAATTTACAAGCAAACACAATACCTTCTGCTAAAATATTGGCGATTATTAGTGCTCAATATGGTGTGAACCCTACTAAAGTATTAGCTAAACGAAGTGTACCAACAAAACAGGAAGTAGTGTCAAGTGTATTATTTAATCAGTATGGTTATACTCATTATACAAATACTTTATCATATAATAGTTTTGTTTATCACATTACTAGTATTGATTATAACTACTCTACTGATAACTATGATGTTATTATTGGTCGAAAAACAATACAACGTACAGTTACTACAGTTACAATTACTAGTATACCGGACACTATCCCAGAGGCTACTGAGGCTAACCCTGAACCTGAACCTATACCAGCAATTACAAAATTAGTTACTACACATGTTCTAGTAACATTAGAATTAGTAGATAAAGTAGAAGTTGAAGAGGTTGAAGAGGGGGTAGAGCCTGGTGAGGAAGTAGATCCTAATAATATAATAATTTTAGATGAGACAGTAGTAACAGAGGTCCCTATTGAGACTGAGATAGTTGATTCTGTTGAGGAGGAAGAGGAGGAGGGTGAACCATATGAACCAGTAACATTATATGTACCTGCTTCAGAGCCAACCTTGCATTATATTATGGTATACCATACAGGTAATATTGATGATATTAGGTATTGGACTTACCAAATTGGTTTAGGTACATACACAGAGCTAGATAACGCAACAGAGGTGATTACTAATTTAGAAATGCTTCCGGTTATATCTCTTAGAAATAGTAAAGTAAGTATCACAGAAGACAAAGAATCAGAAGAGTACTTAGATGCAAAATCTATATTACATACAATAGGCTTAGATCCAGACTTACTTTTAGAAAGTATAGAGGAGAGCCCTGATATAGAAGATGTTACATCAGCCCATATTCATTTTGGTGTAGACCCAAGAGTAGAAGATCCTATTATAGCTAGGGCTTTATATGAGTTATTTGATTATGTGTATGTTGATTCTTCTTTATACAAAGATGATAACTCATCCTATTCAGTAACAATGATTGAAGGTGCTTATAATGCTTCATTACTATGGAAAGAGTTTAATAGGACTACAAATACTGGAAGTATTGGGCCTATAAACACGTATGAAAATGTAGTAGGTACTAAAGATATTGAAACAGATGTTGAGATTGAAGGTCCTAATGGTCAAATACAGATTGAGACTGAGATAAACACAATAGATACATTACTTGTTAGAAGACAGATAACTACTACGTTATATGTTGAGTATGAGATTACATATTTAGCTAGTACTACATTTATTGCAGATGGTAAATACTATAATACTACTTCAGGTACTTTAGCTGAAGGTACATTAATTATACCTATCTCTAAGTTTTTTATTGATAAACTTACGCCTTTAGAACAAATGGATTTATTTGCTAAATCATTAAGATTATCTATATATGCGGTACAAGTAACACATTTAAAATATTATCAAACAGAAAAATTTGGAAAATTTGTTAAGATTGTTATGTATGTTATTGCTATTGTAATATTTGTAGTTACTTGGTTTACAGGAGGTGCAACAAGTGCTGCCTTCTTAGCGGCAGTTAAAGCCTTATTAATAACATTTGCAGCCTCCTATGCTTTTAAAATGCTATTAGAGTCTACTGATAATGCTATATTAAAAGCTATATATACAGCAATATATGTGGTAATAATGGTGTATTCTGGAGCCTTTGATGTAGGTTCTGTAGGTTTAACAACAGCAAACACGATAATATTTGCGGTATCTTCATTTACTCAAACATTCACGAGTATTACACAAGATAAGATGCAAGTGTTAAATGATGATATACATGGAGCACAGATAGCTGCAGATGAAGCTAATCGTAAATTAGAGGAGGCTATTAGTACTGAGATAGATTATTTTAGTACCGCACAAGTAGCAGAGTTAGCTACAATAGAACATATACCACCTTTTATAGATGGTGTAGATGCAATGATGTATAAAGCAATTGAACTTAACTTTAAAGCAATTGATTTAACGGTACATGATTTTTATACTAACCAGTTTGACTATGAAAAATATTATCATAGCGGTGTTGTATAATATTATGGTATAATTTTAAAATAAAAATAAAAAAGGATAAAAAATGTCTGATACATTTAAAGACCCATATTCAGGACAAATAATTGGTGGGGGCACAAATACTAGATCGGTTGGTGCAAAAGTTTCTCCTAGTGTGTTTAACAAAGGATTAGGATCTGTACCAACACAAGGTACTAATACTCCAAATAGATTTGAAGCAGGTGTAAATAAGAATTTAGGTACTTCATTTGGGTTTGCTACAGGAATGCAAGATAACAATACATTTGGATATGTAGAAAATGGTAAGCAAATGTACACAGGTGATTTATCTAATAATCCTGAAGCAACAAAATATTTACAAGAGAGTCCTAATGGTCAGAATCTAGATGGTAGTAATATATCATCAGGTTTGAATACAGCTATGAATGGTGTTCAGGCTCTTACTGGTGTGGCAAATGCTTATCTAGGTTATAAGAATTATGGTTTAGCTAAAGAGAAGTTCGCAGCTGAAAAAGCTACAACTAATGCAGATTATATTGCACAAGCAATGGGTTATAACACAGGGTTACAAAACTCTCAAGATGTAGGTTTAGCATTAGGTGGGTCTGCAATGACTCAAGACCAAATAACCGCAAGTCAAAACTATATAAATAGTAGAAAACTCTCAGAAAATAAAATAGTATAAGGATTAATTATGGCTCAAGATTTAAGATGGAATAGTGTAGCTAGAGGTTTTGGTAGTGACCAGGCAATGGTTAATGCTTCTAGGAATTTGTCTAATGTTTCTACTATTGCAAGCCAAACACTAGATCGAAATTTACAACAACAAAAGTTAAAACAAGATAGAATTGAGTCAGATAAAAGACTTAATCTATTAAACCAAGCTAATACTAGACAACAAGCAAGTCATGATGCAACTATGACTGAACAACAAAGACTTATAGATCAACGTAATGCAGGTATTGAGTTAAGTAAAATAGCAAATCCTGTTAACACACAACTTACTGCTGATGTAAATAATAAATTTGTTGAACTAAATAAGAAATATGAAGGTCAAGATTTACAAAATGATCCAGTAGCAAGAGGTAACTTTGATAAAGAATTAAATATCTTAAACCAGGGTTTATATACTGATTTAGGAGATGGTCAATCGATTGATAATACTAAAGCAGATTATACACTTAATAGAGACCCTAGTGCTTTTAAAGAACAAGCATTAGCTCAATTAATGAATACCGGTAAGTTTACTAAAGCAGAAGCAGATAGTGTTGTAGCTTCAGAGTTGGCTTCACGTTATCCTGTAAATTCAGCTGAAAATATTAAAGCTGAAAGAGAGATGAATGAAACTATTTATAAAGAAAATATGGCTATTCTTAAAAAAGGTATTGGAAGTGGTAGTGGTATGACTGTTAATGAGGATGGTACTATTTCTGTAGGTAAAGGTAATAAAACTGTTTCTACTCAAAAAGACAATCCAACATTAATATCTAATACTATTGAAAAATTAGCAATAGGTAAAGATATTACAGGTAAAATTAGTGGTACACTATTTGGTGAAACAAGACCTACAACAGGGAACCTAAATAAAACAGTTACTGTACTTAAAAACTATGGTTATGATGATACTCAAATTGCTAGAGGTTTAGAAGCAGGTGTAAAAGAGAATTGGTTAATAGATGACGCATTAGCAGATCCTGCAACTATTGCATCATATATGGGTAAACCTTCAGCTTCAAGCGTTAGAACAACTAATGACGGTGGTAGTAGATCTAATTCTGTAGAAGCAAATAATGTTGATATAAGAAAACAAATGGCATTACTTACTAAAAATTTCCAAGAGAACGATGTTAAGATAGCTCAATCAGGTTTAAGAGGTACAGCTGATAAAACATCTTTAGACACATTTTTTAATGGACCAAAAGTAGTGGATACTAAAAAAAGTAGTACAAGTTCAGATAAAACTAAAGAACCAGAAGATTTAACGTCTGTTATTGAAGGATATAGTGATGATGCTATTAATCAAGATGAAGAGAGCCTTAAAGAAGATCCTTCAAAGGTGAAAATAACACAACAAGAAAAGAAAGAATTAAAAAGTCTTAATTTTTTTACTAGACAGAAAGCTCAAAACCAAATAGATAAAAGACAAAGAATTAAAGACGATAGGGCTGAGAAGAAAGAACAGTATAAAAGAGATACTTATAAACATGAAGATCAAATTAGCTTAATCAATACTATCGGTCTTGCAGAAGACTATAAAAAAGCTAAAAATGCAAGAGAACGAAAAGCTGTTTATGAAAGAGCTATAAAAAAGAGAGATATTAGAAATTTCACTAAATCTGTTACAAGATAAGGACATTAAATGCGTTATGAAGAACAACAAACACAAGGTTTAAATTTTGATGTACCTACAAGTACTCCATCTCTAGCTCAACAAAAGATGGATCTACTTGCTAAGAATAAGAATGTTAAGCTAAATAATATAGCACCAGAACCAGCTCCTTTACTAGGTTCATTAGATGATACTTTTAACAACCTATATGGTAATACACCTACAAATGAACCTCAATCTGATTACGTAGATCAAGTACAAGCAGGAGTTTATAAGTTAGGTAGAGATACTGCACAATTAGGTACAGATATTGCTGGATGGGGTGCTGAACAATTAGGTTTCGATCAACAAGCTGAACAGTTACGTAACATAGATTATAGAACTGATGAAGAGATTAATCAACACGTAGGATTTGATGATAGAGCACATCAACAAAATATTACAAATGTAGGTGAGAGTTATGATGCATTCGGTCAAGCAGTAGACCAAGGTGGAGTAGGTAATATATTAGGAGCTGGTTGGAACTTAACTAGAGATGCATTAACTGCGGTTCCAGGTTTAGCTGCTGATAGTACTGCTATTATTGGTTCTATGTTAATACCGGGAGTAGGTCAAGCTAATGTATTAAGTAAATTAGGTATGGTTGCTGCTAAAGCTGGTAGTAAAACAGTACCTAAAATGTTAAAAGCATTAGATAAAGTAGTAAAGGTTAATCCAGCTACTATAACTATTGGTGCTGGTATGGCGAATCAACAGAAACGAGCGTATGAGGAAGCTACTGGTAAAGAAGCTTCTTGGCAACGTATTGTGGGTTCTAGTACTGCAAATATTGCATTAATGGGTATTGAATTTAATATTTTTAAAGGTATGGCAAAAGCTATTCCTACAGATATTGCTGAAGACTTAACTATAGGTACAGCTAAAGCATTAGCAAGTGGTGGTTTAAAAGGTTTAACTAAAAATATAAGTATTAATGCAAGTAGAATAGCACAAGCTGTAGGGTCAGAAGCAGGTCAAGAATATTTACAAACTTGGACACAAATTCTTACAGAGAATCCAGGTAACTTTGGTGATTTACTTAGTAATAAGGCTAATCAAAAAGAAGCTAACATATCTGCTATTTTAGGTGGAGCAACTTCAGGTTCTATTAGAGCTGCCCCTCTGGCAGTAACCGGTACAACAAATTTAGCTGCACGAGGTGTAAGTAAGACTACTAAGACTGTTGCTAATAAAATAGCAGATATTTCAGCTAAAGCTGGATATAAAGCGCTTACAAAAGAAGATAGACAATCTATACAAGATAAATATGAAGCTGAAGATACACTACATCAAACATTTACAAGTCAATTAGATTCTCAAACTGAGGCACTAGATAAAATTACTACTAAAACAGATTTAGATAAATTTATAAATGACCCTGAAAATAATGTAGGTGGTAAAATCCACACAGCTAGTAATAGTATCCAAGCAAGTCTAGATAAACTAAAAGATAAAGGTACAGTAGTTACTGATCAAATGGCAACTGCTATAGCCCGTAAAGCTATGAGTGCTAATAATGATGCAACTCTTAAGTCAAAGACGATCCTGGAAGCTGCACGAGCTAATGATGCAACTTATAGAGTATATAATAATGCAAAACAAGGTGTAAAAAAGATTGTAGGTTCAGATGCTATTAAAGGTGTAGTTAAAACTGCTACTGAAGCTTATAAAATTACAAAAGATTTTACAGGTAAGACAATTGACACTACTGTGGACACAGCTAAAAATTTAGATACAACAGCTGCTAGAGGGTTTATGGATGATGTTATTGAAGGGAGAGCTAATAATGCGTTATCTAATAAAGAGATTGATAAGAAACTTAAAAAAGTTATAAATGAGATCACAGATGGTGATTTAGATACTATGATTGGTGTTGCATCAAATTCTCCATATGTTAAAAAACTATTAACTACTGCTAAAGATACTAGAATAAATGCCAGAAAAACTTTAGGTATTATATCTGATAAAATACTTACAGTATTACCTGAACAGTCTACTATAGCTAAGTTAAAATCTTCTGCAAATGTTACTAAGAACCAAGCTATTGTAATTTATAATGAATTACAAGGTATATCAGGTCAACAAGTAATTGACCCAGAAATTAAGAAGAAATTAGATACCGCATTAAAAGTTTTAGATAGATCTAAAGATATTACAACTAAACAATATAATAGTTTAGAGCGTAAAATTAAAAAAGGTTATAAAGAACAAACAGTAGTAAGTAAAATTAAAGAAGGTGTAGATGCAGTTGTTAAAAAGACTAAACAATATTACAAAGCATTAAAACCTAAGGTTCAAGAACTTGCTGAAAAAGCTAAACAAATTGCAAAAGAAGAAGGTGTTACTAGTAAAAATATTACTGAGTCATTAATAAATGATAAGAGTCTTACTAAAGGTGAAAAACGTGTTATGTCTGCAAGAGTTGCATCTAAACTAATTGAAAAAGAAGGTGATATTGAAAACATAGGTAAATTAAATAAACTATTTTATGAACAGTACCCAGATTTAGTAGATAATGAAATTGCTACAAAAGATGACTCATTAGTTCAAGATATATTAGGTATATTAGATCCTAAACAATCATCTACTAAACATGAAGAGGATACAATACTAGATCAAGAGGATAAAATAGATCAAAATTTTAATACTCAAAAAGTTAAAAGTACAGAAATTGACGCTGAAGTAGATTTATTTGCTGAAGCGTTAAAAGATACTCTTTGTAAATAAGGAAAATAAATGGCTAATTGTATTACAAAAGAAGAACTATTAGAAGTGTTGCATACAATACACTTCAATAGTAAAGTAGGTGTAAACTTTGATAAAGAGAAATCTTTACGATTTGATATAACTCAATTGAATCCTAAGGATTTGATTGGTTTTTTAAAAGGTAATTCTACATCTATATCAGCTATCAAAGATTTAGTAGGTAAAGCATTCTATAAAAAGATTGGTTTTATCCAAAGTAAAAATATTAAAAGTGTTTCAAAATTTTTAGATATATTATCAGAACCAGAAAATGCTGTACAACGATCTGTAGGTTTACAGAATGTAATTGATGCTATTAAAGGTGAATCTGATAAAGCTAAAAATAATAATATTAGTACATCTAGAATTAGTTCAAATGGTATTACACCTAATATTCCTATTAGAAGATTAGCTGCTGTTATAGGTAGAAAGGTAATGTATCAACAAGGTTTTAGATTTAAATCTACTAAAGAAAATTTAAGAGTACCTTCACAAATTGAAGTTATGTATAGTAAAGTTGGTTTAACTGTCCTAAAAGATTTAGAATCAACTGGTGCAGTTACTATTTCTAAAGGTTCATATATAAATGACTTTGTAGAAGGTGATAACTATCAACCAACTGTTAATATTAGTAATGAAGAAAAAACTAGTGTAGGACAAGTTGTAAATATTAATATTGATAGTCTCGTTACAGATAATGACCGATATGGTAAATATAATGAACTATACTTTAGTAATAACGCATTAGCTAGAGAAATGGCATATGAATATAAAAAAGATGGACAGAAAGCACCAGAACTAGATACTATTGCAGGTATATTAAGTGTTACTAATAAATTAACTACTGCTTCTACTATTGTAGAGCCAAGCTTATCTAAACCTTCAGATACAGATATTGATAAGATGTCAGATAATGATTATAGTGATGTATCACCTATGTTACAAGAAGCTAGAAAGACTATTGCTAAAACAGGAAGTAAGTTATCTAAAGGTAATCACTCATTTATTAAACAGCTAGCTGAAGTATATAATGAAAGTGGTATTGAAAGAGGATTTAATGATTGGTCATTAGAATTAGTTGCTGGTAGTACAGATGCTTTAAATAATATATTTGGGTTAAATGATTTAAAAATGTCATTAGAAAAGAAAGAAAGTCAAGGTGGACAAAACTTATCTCAATCTGCTCCAATGGAAGACTTACTAGTAAAATATTCAGATTATCTAGATACTGATGGAAATCCAATTAATTTACATTTTGATTATAACTTTGTAAGAAATGCTAGATTGCATAATATGACTACTATACTAAATGCACAAACTAGTAAATTTGCTAGACATGGATTAACTACAGGTGAAGTTACATTTGATATTACTTCAGAAGAAGGTATTAGAGTGTATAAACATATGGTATCAGAACTTGAAGATGAATCAGGTTTTAGTGTTGAAGACATTACTACTCCAGGTAAGAATACAGATTTAGATGCGTACTTAGAAGTATATAAAGATCTATTTGAAAATGAAAGTGATTTAGGGGTTAAGGTTAAATTTCTAGATGATGTAATAAGTGAGAATAACCAGTTTAAAGGTCAACCTACAACTTTATTATCTACATTAGCGGCTATTAATGATGTTAGATCAGGTTTAGAAACAGGTTCAGTAACTACTGAATATGCAACTAAGTCCGATGCGAAAGCTTCTGGTGGTATGATTACACTAATGGAAGCATTAGGTACAAATCCTAAAGTAGCTAAAATACTAAAAAGTATGGACGTATTAAATTTAGATGGTGATACAAAATCATTAAATGATGTATATGGGATCTTACAACAAGCTATTAATGAGTTTACTAAAGACAGTTCAGGACTATCTAAAGTTGAACAACTAAAAACAGGTACATTAGCTCAGAAGAACTTTGGACCAGTAATTAATGCTTTAATGGAATCAGGTATATATGATAAGAATGGTAAAGTAGATACTAGAGAGCTATCTAAAGACCCTACAATGACATTGATATATGGTCAAGGTAAGAAAGCTGCTACTAATACTATTGCGGAAGGTATGGCTAATAAGTTATTTGTTGCTATGCAAAAGAATGGACCAGGCCGTAAAAAAGCTGGTAAGTATCTTTCTACATTATTAGGTAAAGACGGTTTAAATTATAAACAGATATTGTCAGACCCTACAATTTACTCAGAAACAGTTGATGCTTTAAAAGATGGTAATTTATCTCCAGCAGTAATTTTATATACAACGCTTAACCAAGAAGTTGCTAACAAACTGTTTAAAGAGAGAAATACAATTTTAGGTGATGTATTTAACGTGTTAACTGATATTCAAAAGAAGAAAGGTGAACATATTAAATTGATGCCTCCTTCAGCTGTTTTAAATGGAATCGAGTTTACTAAAGAAAATTTAAATAAATATGGAATCCCACTAGAAAAAATCTTTGATGTTGCAAAAGATGTTAAGACTAAAGCTGGTACTGTATGGGAAGTTGCTACTAGAGAAGAACGTCCTACATTAACTACTTTGAAAGCGAATGCTGTACATGCTAAAGATACATTTAATATCTATTCAGCAACTAATGATGCAATGACAGATATAGAATCATCTAATGGTATTATTCCAGTACATGATGAGATTATTGCTGATCCTGTTACTGGAGAAGCTGCTCAAGGTCATTATATTAAAAGATTTAAACAAATGGCTAGAGACTATGATATCTTAGATAACGCATTAAAAACTGCTGAATTGATGGACCCTGCTAATCCTGGTATTCCTAAATTAAGAACACAGATCGATGCAATTATTACTGAAAAACAAAATATTATTGATACACAATTTAATGATAACACAAAATCTATATTTGGTCAAGATGTAAGTCAAGTTCCAGACCCAGTTATTAACAAGAAACCAGATCCAGATCCTGATAAAAAACCAGTACCTAAAGCTGAAACAACCGAGGATACAGAAACAACTCAAAAAGAATTAGGTATTGAACAAGCTAAAAAGCTAAAGGGTGCTAAACCAGAGTCTACTCCATTTGATGGGGATATTAAAAGTGAAGATATTATTACAACAGTTGAAAATGATTCTACTATAAAAACTAAGATAGAAAAAATTCTTAAAGATGTATACCCAGATATTAATCTAGAATACAAAGCTTTAGATAGTGATATTAAAGGTCAAGCAGATATTAATGCTAAAACAGTACTTTTGGACCCTTCTAAGATGACTGAAGATACTTTACCACATGAATATGCACATCATTATATTGCTATGTTTAGAGATACTCCAATAGTACAAGCAGCTATAAAGAAATGGGGTTCTGAAGAGAATCTAGTTGATGCTATAGGTAAACAAACAGTTGAGCAAGACGGAGAAGTACAAGGTTTCTGGGAAGCATTAGGTAAATGGTTAAAAGATACATTTAGTACTAACTTTGATGAGAATACTAAAGAAGAGTTACGTAACGCGCTAACAGACTCATTTTTAAGAAATGATAATTTAGGTAAATCTACAAGTGAAACACCAGGTGTACTATATAGTAGAATTGATGATAGTAAAGGCACATTCTCTAAAGCTGAAACTCTTATAAGTAATAGAGTTACTAATCTAAATGATGCTGTACACTCTATGTTATTAAGTAAAGTAGAAGCTAAAGCTGAAACTGTTACAAAAAATACTCATAAACTTTTAAAAGAAAAATTTCCATTATATGTAGATGTTTCTAACAAAATTCAAGGTGTGTATGATGGGTCTACTGCTTTACAGCAATTATTACAGTTTACACATTTAAGTAAACTAAATAAGAAACAACATAAAAATATGATTCAATCAGTGTCTAGTAAGTTACATCAAGATAGGACAACTAGAGATAATGATATTATGACTAAGATTGATGATCTAACAGCTGATTTTACAAAAGAGCAACATAAAGACTTGTATAATGTAATAAATAAAGTACCTTTATCAGATTACTTTTTATATGGTTATGAAAACACGTCTACAGCGGACATACAAGCTAGAATCTTAGAGTTAGATGAATCTATGTCTGAGAAACATTTAAGTTATGTGAATCACTTTGTGAGTCTTTATAGTGATAATAAAGTAGTTAATAGTAAATACGGGTATAATTTAGACCACTTAATATCTGGAAGTAAGAAAGCTAATGAAATTAAAGAATTAATTGCCTTAAAAGGTTTAGAAAAATTTGGTTTAGACAAGTTTGAAATGTTCCAAAGTAACACTGAGTTACATGATATTATTAAAGATAACGCTGTAGCATTAGCTATGATCCATAAAGACATAGGTAGTGGTGTTAGTATGAGACCTGATGTTAAAGGTTCATTAGTTGGGGAGTATTATAGTAAAGGTTTACAAAAACAAATCATTACTGAAAACGATATAGATAAATTTGGATATACAGAGGGTACAGGTTGGAGAATTATTACTAGACCAGAAAATGGTAAAGTAGGATTAGCTGTTAGAACTATTGATGACTCATTCTATTTAGAAGGTGCAGGTATTGATTTAGGTACAACATCTAATGATATTAAAATTAGTTCTAGTTTAGCTAAAAATTTAGATTTAGAGGCTAATAATATTGTTCAAGTTGGAGATAATGACTTTAGGAAAGTGTTAACATCTGAAGAAAAGACTGAAATGGGAATCATTAGAAAACCAGGTCATTCATTAGTCCATACAACGTCACACATGATCGCTGCACAAGAAGCTGGTATATTACGTAAGGAAATGCTAAAAGATGATATTAGGATAGTTATTGAGACTAATGATAGCTCAAATGTAGAAGTATTACAAACACTAATAAAAGATAAAGATGTTGATCATCATTGGTTTATCAAATTAGGTCAAGGTGCTAAATATGTAGACTTACCAGCGGATATTAAAGCTAAGTATAAACCTATTGATACAAATTTATCGAATCTAGATGGGTTCAAAAATGAAGTATCGTTAGTTAGAAAAGATATGGCTTACTGGTTAATAGGTGATAATACATCATTCTTTAACAATAACCCTAAGCTGCAAAGAGCTAGTAAAGTAGTTAAACAACTAATTAGTGGTGCTAAGATTGGTATGGCTGTTGCAAACCCTACAAAATTAGCTAAAGATACTGCATCAAATGTCGCATTCTTAACTACTATGGGTGTCCCTTTAAGCACACAAGCTACTGAAGGTAAAGCTATTATGGCGGAGATGAATACATTAGGGCAACTAAGAACTCAAATCGCTAAAATTAGAGTTAAACAAGTCGCATACCCTAAAGATACAAATTTGCAAACTAAGTATGATAATTTAATCCAAAGATTAGAAGATCACCCATTGAATGGTGTAGTTAAACGTGGATTTATGAACTCATTAAGTTCTGATATTTACAATAATAATATTGATTCATTAAAAGGTTTACAAGCAGATATAAATACTGGTTTAGAATACATGTTAAATAAAAAAGATGGTACTCCAAATCTTTTAAACAAGTTTATTAGTGATATTGCAAATGTAACTGGAGATGGTACTGAGGTATTAAAGTATGTTGGTAATATTGTTAAAAAGTCTGAATCGACTGAGGAAATGGGGAGGCTATTAGATGGGGCAGCTGAGAGGATTAAAAAGATTAAAACTCAGAAAGATAGTGTTGCTTATTTAAACAACTTTATTATTTCACCTAACTCGGAAATTGTGAAAGCAGGTGTTTGGTATAATGATGCTATTGATACAATAGCAAAAGAAACGTACTATAGATATTTAACTAAGAGTAAGAATATGGACTCAAAAGAAGCTGAAGTTCTTGTAGTTGAATCTTTTCCAGATTACAAAGAAAATATGCCCCTGGCAATGAAAATTTTAAGTGATTACGGTGTTTTAATGTTCCCGTCTTACTGGGCTAGAATACATGTACCTGCATACAGAATGCTCACAAAACGAGCTGTAAATACTGCGTTAGGTCTTGAGTTGGATAGTATAACAGAAATGCACATGGAGACAATTCTCGATGCGACATTACCTGTTAGATTAGATTCGGGTGTAGATATAGTTCATACACCATTAGATATTATTGGTATTAATTCAATATTCCCTACTGAGCTGTTTAAATAGCTAGAAGGGATTATTCTTAAACTTTATAACAAAGTATGTAATAAGACCAACAAATGAAAGTATTAACATAGGAACAATTAAGTATGATGCGTAAAAAATTACCATCATACATATTCCTACAAGTATTACAATAAAAGCTGTTTTAAACAAGTTCATAATTGTATTAATCATACTTGCTTCTTTAGTTTATCAAAATAGTCTAGGAACATAAGATTACAAGAAGCATGATAAGCATGGCTTAACCCTGTTTCGGGATCTAATAGTTCCCCTGAAGTGTAAGCTAAAGTATGTCTAAGCGCAGAATCTTTAATTCTTCTTAGATCTTTTTCTTCCATATTCTTCCAGTTGTCTATATCATATTTTTTAGCTCCAAATGTTAACACTTGAGCTACACCAAGGATAAACTCAGTCTCTACTAGAGAGACCATTGGTTTACCA